CATTGGCAGCTGCCACGTGTGACCATTTACCATCTGACGCATAAACTACCGGGCTATCTGTACGCCCTAAAACAGTACTCACCAGCCTGTTTGCCTGCCCTGTCATGGCTTCCAGTAGCTTATTGCCTAACTCGAAAGGTAAGATTACATTTGCGGTTGTGGCGGGGTAAATAGATACTTCTTTTATGGTTAATGCCTGATCATTGGTAAAATAAAAAGTACCTGTTGATGATCCTAATTGATAAACATTTAAAAATATATAATCACCTACTGCAAATGTAAATAACTTACTAATAGCCCAGGGAATAGTAACATCATAAGTACCAGCGGCATTAAACTCATAATCAACTTTATCCTGCGAAACACCACCTGAATCTAAATGAAAAAAAGCTATGAATATTTTAGCCCCGGCCAATATAGCCCCGGCCATTCTAAAAGTTAAAGTACCGGATAATGTAAATGAGCCAGCTGTTGATGCAACAAAAAAAGCATTTTCAGCCGTCCTAATATCAGCTTCACCGTAAACATCAATGATACTTTTATATTCAGTATCATTAATTGCAGGGACTACGGTCGGGTTGCATTGGGAATTAATAATACCTAATGAAATTCCAGTCTCATTATTAACAATTGATAGCGTTGATACTCTTAAAGTTTCAACCCCTGTAACCGCTGCATTAACATAACTTGCAGCGGCTGTCATGGCATCACCGTCAAGGTTTACCGTATCATTATAATTGATAATATTTTCTGACCTATTGAGAAACTTCTCAGAAAAGCCACTATCTAAAAAGGTTAGTTTAACTATAGGATTATACCCTTCGTCCGCTGGTGTATAAGTTGAAAAATCAGCTTTCCCGTAAAAATCCTGTACATAAACCCCGGTTGCATTATTCCATTTTTCAACCTTTAAAAATAGTTGTGATTCAATTCCATCATAAGCCTCTAATTGAGTAATATAAGTATAACCATCTTTGGCGAAGGTATATTGCCCGGTATATTTTCCAAAGAAACCGCCATAAAGTGCATCCCTGGACAATGTTTTAAACACAGTCGAGTATCCGATAGGTTCGTGTTCTAAAACCTGCCAACCAAAACGATCACTATATAATGAAAATCTAAGCACGCCTATGATATTTTTTACTTAAATAATGTACTATGTTATTTCCATCGATTGTCGTCACCCCGTTACCATCAACCACTATGTTAAGCGGTTTTAATTTGTCAAGTTTACTATCGATTTTCTCAAAGATTTTTATTGATTCATGGTTAAATTTCTGAGAATAATCATCAAAATATTGCGGTTTACGCAAAGATTCTTTTAAGGCCATGCTGTTTAATTCATTGTTCGGAATAATATCAGCACCCTGGGGAATGAATATTCTGCTTTCTTTTTCAGGGGTAAGAAATGATTTACCATCTTGTGTAATCATAAGTTCTGGCCCGGCTTCTGAAACTGTGGCAAAGGTAGCAGGCCCGCCTTTACGACCTTTCTTATATTTTGGTTCGGGAGTTGACATTATCATTCCAGTTTGCAATAAGGCCGAACCCATAATCATGGCAATTAAAGGAATACCAGCATAACCCATTTTCCAGGCTTCCATAATGGCCGGGCCTTGCTTAATGATTATTTCTGCCAATGCAATACGCCTGTTAAATCTAAACTGTCTTTGCTGGATCTGTACTTTTTGCTTTTCAATTTGCATTTGTCTGGTTTGGCTTTCGGATTCCAGTACTTTCCTTTCATTCTCGGTTAACTTTTCATTCTGTAATTTCTTTTGCAAAGATTCTTTTTCAGCATTTAAATCAGTATCGTAATTCCTTATTTGCCCTTCGTAATAATTATTCCCAATGGTAATAATAGCATCATGAATATCCTGTTGTAATTGCTTTTTCCTTGCGGCTATATCTTCAGCGAGTTTTATTTCCTTTGCCGCTGCTTCCTCCCAAAGTTCCAATTCATAATTAACTTGGGCCTCCAATATTTCTGCACTTGTGGCTCCGATTTGTTCCTTTGCATCGGCTACGTTTTGCTCACTTTCGATTATTGTATTATCCTTATTTATTTTTTCGTCTGCTATTTTTTTAACATATTCTTCATGTTTTTGAAGGTCTTCTTTTCTTTTATTTTCCTTTTCTTCATTCAGTTTTATCTGTAAGTCAATGCTTAAAGCAGTATATTCTCTTTCTAATTCAATTTTTCTTGCTGTATATTCTTTACTTTTTGTTATTTCTTCCTCTCCAATTTCTTCGCCATTCCTTGCCCTTTCACGCTGCAATTGTATATATAGAGAATGTTCTATTTGATTTGCCTTTTGAAGCTGCAAATTGGCTTCCATTTTTCTATCAATCATATCAATCTCATCTTTGTTTGATTTTTCAAGTTGAGAAAGATAAAATTCTGATTCTTCTTGTGTTTTTTTCTGAGTTTTACGATATTCCTCTAATTTATTATTTGCAATCTCTACTTTTTCAGCATTGGATTTAAAAGCACTTGCAAGGGCTATTATTCCAACAACTAAAGCAGCCGCCCCGGCAACTATTAACCCTATTACCCCTATACTTGCTTTCTGAGCTGCATTAAAAGCCCATTGCCATGCGGTTGCAATCTTTGTTTTAATGGCAACTAACCCCATCATAAAAGCCGATTCTTTTTGCAGGGCGTTACCTATTTCCTGGGATGCATTTAACATGGTTTGTACTGCCATCATATCTCTTATGCCTTCCTGCACCTTCTCATTTTCGGCTCCAAATAATTGGGTAGCACTTTCAGCAAACTGAGCAGCCGAACCAATACCCCGGAAGATACCAACAGCCATATCCAAGTTCTTTGTATCTGAACCTAATATTTTGGCTTCTGCTGCGGTGTCTGACATTGCATCTTTTAACTCACCTAATCTTTGCTTTGCTTTGATTATTTCAGGTGTATTTTCCTGATTGGCTATTTTAGCCGCAATTATTTCAGCGGTTAATTTTTTCATTTCCGCCCGAGCTGATAAAATAGTAGTTGGATAATTACCTACATTATCATGGTAATTTTTAGTATCAACATTTAATTGTTGTAATGATTTTGCTAATTCGTTTTGTTCTTTTAAAAGTTTTTTTGCTTCTGCACTATCCCGGCCTTTAGCAATTGCCACTTCCTGATAAGCCTTTGTAAGATTTGCCAGCCTTGCCCGTTCTTTGTCTAATAAAGAAAGTCCATCATTTTGTTCTTTTATTCTTGATTTTCTTAAAGCGGTTTCCTTTGCAGCTACTTGCTGCGCTTTTATTTGTTCATCGGTTAATTGTTTGGTTTTCTTTATGATTGTATCATATTCCTTTGCGGTTTTGGCAATCTCAACATTATAAGCCTTTTGTAATCCTTCGATATCCTTTAAAGATTTTGCATTCCCAAAACTAATTGATAACTTTTCAAAGGCTGCAATCCGAGCGACCATGCCATTGATTAATTCATTGATCCGTTCAAATTCAGATTCAATTTTTTTAACATTTAAAATATTATCAATCAGTTCTTTTGCCACTTCATTTATTCTTTAAAGTTTCCAAATGTTCTTTTATAACCGCTTGTTCTTTGGCAAATTCGTCACATATTGCCAGAAATTCAGTAACATATATTTTTTTAGGATCAATTCGGCTGCCCTGATATTTCCATAATTGCGCTAAAATCCTGTTAAAATCCTGTCTTGTGACGGCCTTGCCTTTGTCAATCTTAATTTCAGATAGTTCTTTTTCAAGTAGTTTTATTTCGAGTAAAATACTTCCAATCTGTTTATTGACTTTTTCCAAATCATCCATGAGAAACTCAGGCCGAACGGTATAACCAAAATTACTAATACAGTTAAAAGCGATATCACTATTTTGATTTGTCAGTACAAAAATTGACAATTTAATTGCATCATGTTTGGCTTTTAGTTCCAATATTTCAGCTAAAATAGAAATATACCGAGTACCCTTTATACTCCCTGACTTGCTTGTATAATCATCTGATAAATCCTGCCAGGCTTTTTGAAGTTGTTTTTTTGTCGGAATACCGAATTTAATCAGTCCTCTTAATTTCCCATCACAGGCGCAATCAATGAAAGTGGATAGTTTACATTCATCGCATTGATTGATTAAAAGAACTAATTTTATCATAATCCTGCTTTTTCTTTTATTGCTTCAACTAAAACCGGTTCAAACTTTTCAATAAATTCATTGTGGAAAATCTCATTTAAACCAAAGATATCTGAACCATATTTTTCTTCCAGGTCATTAGTTTTGCCGTCAAGGCTTGTAAACTCTATTTCCTTTGCTCCAATGTCAACCGTGACCGCTTCGTAAAAAGCCCCGGTAAGTTTTAAATCAACATATCCCTTTCCAGGCTTTGGGTTCATACTGTTTTTTAATTCAGCATAAAACCTATTGCGATAATAACCTATTTTCTTACCTTTAGCATTTAAACCCTCTGACATTTGATCTGTTTGCAGGGTTTCTAAAGTTTTAGTTTGCTTTGCTAATTCCTGTTTTATTAGTACCGGAATGTTTACGGCTTTTATTTGCCGGGCTTTTTGCGCAAATGTCATCATTACCAATCAATTTTAACGCCTGTTTGTAAACTTCTTTTAATTCTTTTTCGTCATAAATTCCAATTGATTTATAATGTTGGATGAATTCACCCTCTAAGGGGAATTGTTTTAAAGTAAGGGCGGCATTTATTGCGCCGCCCTTAAAATAAATACATCCGTTTTTAATACTTACCACTTGATTAGGTGTATGCGACTGTTATGGTATTGCTTTCATAGCCATTGTTCGGAGTGCCCCCAATTCCAGCGGCTGCCAAAACAGTCGGAGTATCCAAACTAAGATAATGAGAAGCACTTAATGATGCATGAGTAATTACAGCCGTTCCCACTGTATCGGTGCCTGTTGGAGCTGTGTAAACAATTCCTGAAGGAACAACGTCCGCACCACCTGCCACCGGGTATAACCTCCAATTTGCAGGGGTTTCGAGGGCTGTTTCGTAAGCTGCTGAAATACCGAACATGTCAATTGCACCGTAAGCAGTCGTTAATTTAACTGTTACAGTAGTGGCATTGTGAGCAGTTTCCAAAATGGTAACATCAACGATTCCCTTTACGGTTTTCATCACATCAACTGAACATTGCATAAACAATAAATCATCAGCTAATTCGGTAACATCATCCCACACAAGATTAATTCTGTATTTGTTGACCTCTGAACCAGTAGCCATTTTTGGGAAAAAGATATTAACCGTCCCTGTAAATGGTTTTAAAACCCCTGTTGAATCGGTTGTGCCAATTACCTGGTTATATTCATTAACCAGTAAAAACCCCATTGACCGTTCGTTAAATTTGCGAAGGTTTTTGTTTAGCTCATGACCGCCTTTCATAAATTCGAAAGTCAAATCAATTGATCCATCGTCTGCGAACCGGACAACTCCGTAATCGCTTGTGGTCTTTTCAGGATCGCTCGAATTATCTGTAGGATTATCCAAGTTTGCAATAGGGTATATTCTTCCAGTTCCTACCACTAATGAAGCGGCTGCCAATGCAGTTATAAATAAAGCTGAAGTTCCGCAATTGGTAGTACTAACTGAAAATGTAGGATCTGCCAAAATTATACCTATAATCTTCCCTATGTTAAATTCCTGCGAAGGCACCCCGGAATTTCCGCCAGCTGTCCTCGCTGTTAAAGTGTTTGCTGCCATTATATTTTCCCTTTCTTTTTAAATTCCAAATTGATTTATGTACTTAAAATAATTTTCTGAATGATCATAATCCGGATAAGTTGAAGCATTAGCAATAAGCCAATCATGTACCTCGCCAAACATATCTACCATGTGATTCCACGAAGCACAAAGCTGTTCAGTGTCATCAATCGTAACCATGCCAGCCGGGATAGTTTTCACCGGGTTGTCAGTGTTAATAATTGAACCTCGATGAAACTTAACCCAATACCACCAAATATAGCCCGCAATAGGGCTTTTAAAATTGGTTGCATCGATTAGTTTATTTTTCAAAGCCGTATACTTAGCTGTGCCAGCTGTCACCCCTGCAATAAATAGGTTATAAAAATTATCAGTTTCATCTTCATTGTATCCTAAAAATTTCTTCAAACATTCCGTTTCGTACCTGGTAATATATTGGTCAATGTCTTGACGGTATGCTAAATTATCCTGAGTTGTACGGTTTAACGGTACAATTTCCCATTGATCAATGAAATATTGATAATTTAAATAGTTTGCCATTGTTTACTTCTTTTTATAGCCTTTTCTTATTGCCTTTTTTATTACAGGGGCGTTAAGTTCTTCCAGTGCGATCTCAGTTTTTTTGATTTCCAAAGGTTTAACCGTCTGTTTTTCTACTATCTTATTGTTAAGTAAGCAGGAAATCATAGGATTTGGAAGGGTGCAAATGTCACCCTCCCGAAACCTTAGATAATCTTTTATGAATACATAAATCATAAGAAATTAGTATTTTTTAAATAGTTTCACAGTAAAAGAAACAACCTTTACGCCTGTTCCAACGCTATCATCTCCAAGAATTCTGAATTTAATATTCAAATATCTGTAATAGCTTGTCAGGTAAGTAGGTGTAAAAGTATAAGTCATAGCAGCTCCGGTGTATTGCAGACAGGCATCAGGCGTAACTGAGAATTTAGTACTATCCCCAGTAAATACCTGAGTACCTGAAACCAGCGTATAAGCATCAGTTGCATTCATGACATATCCATAAATAGTTGTGGTAACGGCTGCCGAAAGTGAATCTGTAGGATCAAGACATTTAATGGCCGTCCAGTCTTCGCTGGTTGAATTACGCCCTTCAATGTCAATCATTACAGTTGTATCATTTCCAGCCCTTTTATTCAAGGCGTATTCAACCCAAATCCTATAACCGCAATCTAATGAAGTCATCAAAGGATAAGAACGAATATCAACAGTACCACCATTGAGGGTGTCCTTTGCGGTTCCAGTATAGGTATAAACCGTTTGATCTTTGGTAAGATAAATAAGGTCAGCGGTTACAGTCTGCGCACCAAGCATTGATACAATGCTTACAAATGCTAATAAGAAAAATAATTTTTTCATTGTTTTACCCTCCTTTATTAGCTTAATTGTAATGCATTGATAGATGCCTGAACAGTACCGTAAATAAACGCTTTGGCATCGGTTTTTGCCACAAAGTGAGTACAGAATAATTCACCAAGGATAGTAACCTTATTAGTGGTTAATCCGGTGTAAGGATCCACGTATATTTCAAAACCACCTTGTAAAGCGATGTTTGATAACATATACTCACCAAGCTGGAAGGTGTCAGCTGTGATCTGTGCAGTTTCAACGATTGGAACACCTGCTACGAACATCTGACCATTTGAGAAAATGGCTTCCGGTGCATTGATCTGATTAGCAATTACTGCCAATCTTAAACCGGCTGCATCTGATGGGTTTAGATAAATCCTTGAGGGATTGAAATTTTCAGCCCTGGCCTGTGCAATACCGATAATCAAAACATCGTATAAACAAGGCTTAACAATCTTATTCGCCCAATTTCCTGCACTCCATGCGGTTGCAAAGGTTGCGATACCTTTCATAATCGGAGAAACGCCCGAACCCTCCAGAACCTGACTTGATGCTTTTTCATAAACTTTTTTCATCAAGCGGGTTTTAATCATGTTTTCAAGGTAGGGCAGGTTTTTCATCATGTTTCTCGACACTGTAATGTAAGCATTAACAGGCAAAATAACATATTGAGTACCATATACATTGAAATCATACTGTTCTTTTGCAGAACCTTCAGTAGTGCGAGCAGCTCCGCCCTCTTCAGAATCCTGGGAAACATCGGTAATAATGCCTTCGGTTGATTGGAATACATTATGACCACCGTCAAAAGCTACTGCACCCGGTATTCTGATTTCAGAAATAGGGGTTAATAATTGCGGCTGCGCTCCGGTTCCGGTAACGTTGTTACTGGTTGACATATCGCCAACGGCTTTGATTTTAATACGCTCGCCAAGTTCACGTTTTTCAATTTGCTCAGAAAGTTGTTTAACACCTGCACTCAGTTCTTCCTTGAACCTTCCAACCAAAGTGATTGATTTTACTTTCATTTCTGCAAGTTCTGCGCCCTGTTTAACAGCGGCTTCCCGGACTTCTTTTAATCCGGTTTCGATGCCAGTGATTGATTCGGTAACTTTTACCAAATCTTCTTTCCCGGCTGATTTCGTTTTTAAATCTTCAATCAAAGTTTCAACACCTTTTATTTTCGTGTCTACTTTGTTTGTGATTTCATCAACGATTTTTTTATCGTTTTCTTCCATTTTCTTTTTTACTTTTTAAATTAAAACTTTATTGAATTTGAAACCTCATTCCAGTTTATCCTTTGCGGCTTTTGATCTTGAGTGGTTTCCCGGCTCTTTTCAATAAGTGCTGTAAAATGGTTTTTCAGGTTTTCTATTTTTTGTAAATCAAAATCTTTAAATTGACAGTTTAAAAGTAGGTTATAAAATTGTTCTTCTTTCATCAGTTCATCAATTGAATAGTCCTCAAACATTGATTTTAAAGAAACTGTCTTTGCTCCTGGGTTCATTGCGAAGGTTGTTAAGGTTGAAACCTCTACTAAGAAGTTTTCAGTATTATAAGTAATCCCGGCTTTTTGATAATTTTTTACAGTGATCTCACCTACTGAGTGACGAACATTGCGCCCTAATTCAGCAGACTTTTTATAATATTCATATACAAATTTACCTTGTTCTGTTTCCAAAAGTAGATGTGATTCACAAAGTAATCCGTAATTATCCGGCGTAATTGATTTCAAAACTCCGGGAACTAAGTTTTTATCATGGTTGAGATAATGTTGTATTTCACCAAAGTTTTCAGATAGGTTTTTATTATAGGAATCAGGTAATTCTACCTCTTTAGAACGGTCAACGTTATTAAAGGCAGCCCCGTAAAAGATTACAATTCCTTTTTCGTCAATATCTTTGACCTGGCCGTCAAATGACTTATATTTGATTGGCCGTTCCCTGAGTTCCATTTTCGTTTGTTTTTGATTTTATCCCTATATTTATTAAATCAGTTGCCTCTTGCAAGTCATAATCATAATAAGTATAAAGGATATTTATTTTTTGTTCATCGCTCAAACCAGGCGAAGTAATAACAGATATAACAGCGTCACTTATTGCCTTTGCTGTGTCCGCCTTCTCTTTTTCGCTTGTCTGTAAAGCTTGCACGTGATCAAATTCGGCACAAATATAATTTGTACCCATTCTCAGTTTGCCGGTTAACCAGCTATAAAATGAGTTGTTATAAGGGATTACATTGTTCTGATATAATCCCTTCTCGGCTTCGCTTACATTGTTATAAGTACTGTTATTTTTAAAACCAAGTAAATACATGGGATAGCCTAAAGAATCGCAAAGCTGCCTTACATCATCTTCAATCTCTTCAAATAAAAGTAAATCCCTTGTTGAAAATCCCATTGCAGTCCATTGAAGCGAAGCCTTTGAAATGATTACTTGCTTTTTATCCCTGCTTAATCCGTAACCATTTAGATTATCCTGTATGCGATCACCTTCTTCCGGTGTAACAGGGAAAGCATTAATCCCTGTTGATGCACTATTTAATATTCCTTTAGGTCCAGTATTTTCCATTAACGTCCTTCTGGCTTCCATAGCTGTCAGGATGTTGTTAATAGTACTATCCAAAGAATACAGCAAAGAACGGCCCCGGATTGGGTCTAAATCATTTGGTACTGAGTTTTTATAGTGCCAAAGTTCATCCGGTTGTAATTTTAATATTTCTGTTTTGGTGTCAATTTGCCAATATAAAACAGGGTTTTCTCTGAACCATTGCGAAGCTATTCCAGTTTTGTAGAAAGGTTTTATGATCCAATTGGGGATAAGAAATAATTGTAAATCTTTGAAACCTATTGATTTTAAAGGGTAAATAAATACTTCGCCAAAGGTGTAAAAATACTGATCTAATTGTTCTTTAAATGATTCCCATGATTGAAGCGGGTTGGGTTGCTTTAAAATGGATTGAATGAACTTAATATCCATTCCAGTTGCCTCTTGTCCGTTCTTATCTTCAATATATACTTTAGCGTTTGCGCTTGCTTTGGCTATCCTTTGAATAATGGCAGCCACCGGACCGCAATACTTATAAGCGTATAATTGGCCCTCAACGGTCTTACAATCGTTACTTACTGAATATCCAGAATCGGATAGATAAATAAAGTTTTTTCCGCTTGCCAATTTAGCCAGCGATCCCGTGCCGTTAACGTCTTTTTTTTTGATTAAAAATGGAGAGCGAATAGTAAAATCCATTTTAGAATATATTTTGTACAAATGTAAATCATATTTTAATACAATACAAAATATATTTTTTTATGATGTATATCATGTTTTAAAATGAGGTAATAAAAAACCCGGCTATTAAACCGGGGAAAAAACTTAAACAAATAGATCGTGTATCAATTTATTTATTTGTTTTTATATAGCAGTGTCTTTTGATCAGAAAGGCTTACTATTAATATCAACTTATAGGTTTACTTTTCCTTTGGCTCCTTTTTTACTTTGTGTATAAATTCAATAAGTCTGTTTGCTTGTACGTCTGCCATTTTCATGTATGTTTCGGCTCTTATTACTTGAATAGGATTAGCATCTCTAATCATTGCGTAATATGCATTTATTAAATCTTCTTTGGTAAATGACAAAACAGGATGTTCATTTCCGTAATCGGTTTTAGTATTTAAAAGCATATTCATCGCATCATTACCAAGTTTTAATATCTCAGTTAAATCATTCTGTTTTTCAAGTTGTTCAACCCGTTTTAAAAGTTGTTTAATGTCTGTTTTATGACATTCAAATCTATTTTCAATATCTTTTATTTCCATATCTTTACTTTTTAATTATTTACACTCGTTTCTTGAATAAGCCACTAATACACCATTCTCATGATATTCAACCCTGGGTTTACTTTCCCAATAGTCTGCATCGGTCGGGCTGCAAACTTCCCATTGTTTGATAACTTGCGGTGTCGTGTCAAGGGAATACATAATTGTCCGGCATGTTTGGCAGTCCTCTTTTTTCTCACAGGAAAATAAAAGGAATAGGAATGATAAAAATAGTAGTGTTTTCATAATTTAGGATTTAGGTCTTTTAAAATAAAAATAATAGTTAATTCCTGACATATATCTATTCTCAATAATTTTTATTAATTCCCATCCTTCCGCACCAAAACAATTTAACTCATCGGTGCTTTGGAAACCATTAATCACAATATATTCCCATTTCTGAATAGTTGGAATCCACTCCAATGGTAAAGTAGATGTTTTAGGCTTTACTTTTACTGACATATCATTTCGGTTTAGTTATCCACAAATTTACAAAATATTTTCCATTCTAAATTATGATATTCGTCATGTTTAAACATGATGTAGTTAATTACCATAATCTATCTTTTTGACTTAAAATATATCTACAACAATCGATAAAATGATCATTCCCTCCCAATGGTTCTGGTAAAATATTACCTTCCTTATCAATTTTATGCACATAGTTTTCCATTTCATTAATGCCATTCTTTGACCGAGATGTCAAATGTATTTTGTAGCTTTTCATCATTTTTAAACTGTCAAAAATACCAGGCTTTTGTACTGCTAAAATATTAAATCCCTTCATTCTTAATTCCATTATACTCTTTGGCTCTGCGCTGTCTGCTACTATCATTTGTGACTTTGGAAAACCTATTGTATTTAACTCCTCCTCAATAGAAAACCCGGTCCCCAGTTCTATATTTGTCAAATTCTGCTTATAAATTCGTTCATCAAAATATACCGAATCACCTAAAATATAGCAGTCAACCAAAACAGTAGGATCAGGATTAAAACCAAAGTCCATTCCTGAAAGTATCCTTTTTGCATTTGCCGGGATAGTGTCAACTACTGACCAATTTTTAAATATTAGCCGCTCTGTTAATATTCCCCATTCGCCAAGGCAATAGATTTTATAGTCGTTTTCGTCAATATATTTAAGGTTTTCGAGTTGCTCAATATCTTCTTTGGTTAGAAATTGATTATCCATGTAGCTACATTTAACAATGTCAGTATCTTTGCGTATCATTTCATTATCAAAGAAATGTTTTTTAATCCAATGAAGATGTGAGATAGGATTAAAAACAAGTATTATTTTAATGTTTGGAATACCTCTTAACCTTCTGTTTATTTCCAAAAAGTCATCTTTTGTAAACTCCGTAGCTTCCTCAAGTAAGGCAATACGAATGTTAACAATAGACTTTAGTTTTTCAGGATCGTCAACCCCTGATAAAATAATACGTCTGTCGTTTTCTTTGTTTACTATTTCTAATGGAGTCTTTTTAAACTCTAAAATATCATTAAGTTGCCAATCTTTAGCAAGTTTTTTTAACCCCTGAAAAACAGAATTGTAAATAGTCGATCCTATTTTTCTAAAAATGATTATATCGCTTTGATGTTTGTTATTGAAAAGTTCGATTAAAAGAAGTTGATATAATGTGAAGGACTTTGCCGAACCTGAACCGCCATAGATAATAGTAAACCTATTTTGTGATAAATAAGCCGGGCAAATCTTATTATAAGCCTTTGCAAAATACTTTTTATTTACTGTCTGCGTTATCAACCGGGGGGAGTTCTAAATTTAATCTGTTAATACCTATATCGCCTTTTATTTCAGTCCTTGCAAGTTTCGGGATGACATATTCAGATAATTCAGATATTACATGAATAGCCTTTGCGGGATCTTCGTCTGCAATTTTCTGCAACCAGATAGTCATGTTTTCCAGGTTCATTTCAATAAGGTTTTTATAGGCTGTCTTAATATCCCTGGTAACCGTATTTATGTCACCTTTTTTCTTTAAGGGTTCGTGCCCCTTTTTAAAGGTAGTTTTATTCTTTCCCATAATTGCCCATTATTTATGGCAAATTTACGCCAAAATTAGCAATTTACAAATTAAAATTGTCAAAGTCTTTTAAAACCAAACCAATGAAAAAGATAATATTTAACAACATAGCTATTGACAAAGCTATAAAATCTTCAAAAAATTTAGTATTATAAAAAAGTAATAATAATATTACATAAAAAGGAAATATTATAAGTAAATATCCTATAATCTTTTTCATATCTCAAAGGTTTAAAAAGGTAAATCAAATGAAATGATAAGATATTCATCATAATCTTTGTAGTATTGATTTCTGTCAGATATTACATTTTCTAAATTCTGATTTGGTATTGCAGAAATCCAGGGTTGATCTTTATATCTTACACAAAGTTGATAGTACTTTTTAGTTTTTGGCATATCTTCTATTTTGAAGTTTTCGGCCGGGATAACATTTTCCATATCTCAATTATTAAAGGTTTAAATATACAGTCATTTCGTGTAAGAACTCATCTATTGAACGGACAATGACATATTTATATCCCACCGATTCCATATTCATTTGGAACTCTTTTTGCTTTTCAGATTGCACCCCGGCTTTTGATTTCATTTCAATCCAAAGGCCGCAAAAACCCTTATCTCGAAGCATAATCCAACTTCCTGAATCCATTAACTTTTTAATATATGGCGAAGGATAAGCCAAAAACAAATCAGCGGCTCCAGGTAGTTCACCCTCTGCAAGCGATCTGATAGCGGCTATTTTAGTTCTTTTTCCTCCGTTACCTACCTTTAATAGAAAGGGTGAATACTTCTTAAAATGCGTTCTTATAAGCCTTACACAAGCTTTTTGAATGTCGCTTTCAGTATGTTTCATTTTGGTATAAATTTATCATGTTTTTTATTACAATATGCACACGCCTGAAAACCATTTCTATTATAAAAGAAACAGTTTTTACATTTTAATTTCTTTTTCATATTCATTAATTTAAGTTACCTTCAACTTCTTTTCGGATCTGATCTGAATAACTCCACAAACAATTATCCAGTTCTTTCATTTTCTTTTCGAGTTCATGCTGGGTGCCGGAAAACATTATAGGAAATAATTTCCCATCGTGTTCCAAACAAACCCGTTTTTTACACCTTATTTTTTTGATTAATGTTCTCATAACTAAGTTTTTAAAACATTCTTAATTCGATCTAAAAGAGTTAATTTTACTGGTTTTCTTTCGATATGTTCGCCATTTTTATGGATTAAATCCAACACCTTGACGCTGGTAAAATTATAAACAAATCCGGTCGATGTTGTTATTTGTCCGCCTAATTTCTGACTTATCAAATTTTGGCAGTCAACATGATGAAGATTATTTCTTTCACCTTCGATCTGAATTTCAATGATAAATTTTGCTTTCATTCGTTATCAATTATAAATTTAACATTAAATAATTTGATTACTTTTCTAAATTTCTTTGCTCCGTTATAACTTATTTTATTGACTTTGGAATAGTCTGATATGGTTTTAAGGTTAAGATATTGGCCGGATAGTTCAATAATTTGTACAAGCGATTCGTTGTTTAACTCTCCATTTTGATATTTAAATCCAATAAAGTTTAAAAGTTTTTGAGTGTTTTCAGCTATTTCAGGCATATTCAATTTTTTGAATTAAACATATAAGTAAGTTAGAAATCAGTTTGTTTTAAAATCCAAACATCCTTCTGTGTTTTTATTACAATGTGAGCCATAAATACATTCATCAACTACTTCACAAACCGAATTTCTAACAACAGGTATAGCAAATAATTTTACTATCTCTGGTTGTGAAATAAGCCACTGAACACCATTAACGAAGGCTTCTTGTTCGCCTCTTTGTTTGTAATTAATTGCAGCTCTTTGAACCGCTTCTTTTAAATAATCTTTCATTTTGTTTTGTTTTTTAAATCCGTAAAATTACATTGTCATACCTGCGGACGTTATAAATTTTCAATCCTTTTATTCCACTTCTCATTAATGCTTTTATAAATAATATCATCTTTCCTTTGCCAATTAATTGCAAGTAAAATTATAACAAACAAAATAAACATCATTAATCCAAATATACAGAATCCTGGGTTTTGGTCAATGAACTGAAAAAACTGATTCATATAAAAGGTTGTTTTCATAATATATTTTTTTTAATATTTATTACTTGCCCCGTGAGATTACTTAACAATACCGATAATGATTTTTTTGCCACTACTTCAGGACTTAAAAGGCTTTCTTCTGGTTCATTACTGAAATGTTTTATTCTCATTGGTGTTTTTGTACGTTCTGGACAAATACAATTCACTTTAATATCATATTCCTTCCATTCCTCAGCTATTGCCTGGGTGAAATTAACAACAGCCGCTTTACAAGATGAATAAATGCTATATTGAGAACGTCCCCGCATATAGGAACTTGAGGTAAAAAGCAATAATTGTCCTTTCGATTCTTTAAGATATTCGAATGATTCTTTGGCAATATTGATATTTCCTGTATAATTGGTGTGAATCATTTCATGAATAGTATAGTAACTTGTTTTTATCAAGTCATTTATATGAAGTATAGCAGCCGTATTAATAACATAATCAATCCTTCTAAATTCAGAATGAACAAATTCTAATTCAATATTTATAGATTCTTTATTAATAATATTAATTTGATTTCGACTAAATGAAATTACTTTTGCCCCGTTAAGAATAGCAAGTCTTTTTATTTCTAATCCTATACCGGAATTCCCGCCAAAGATTATTATAACCTTATCCTTTAAATTTTCTAAAGGCATTTCATTGATTAATTCATATTGCTTTAGCTGAAAAAGTTTATCAGCAGTAAACAAATCAATATCATAGGTTATCTTGATATTGTTTTCAGATCCGTTGACTATGTAAATTGGTTCATTAGGAAGGTACTTTTTAACCACGGAGCAATCATCAGTTAATTTAAAATCATAGTCATTCAATGCCAAATCGTATGCTTTTTTAATAGTTTCAATTTTAAAACCTTGCGGAGTCTGGCCCCTTCTCAATAATCTTCTTTCAGGTATTGATTTAATAATATTTTCATCTATTTCAATTACGGTGTCAGTTGGAATAATGGCTACATCAACAGCGTTATAATGTTTTAAGGCTTCGATAACATCATTTATAATTTTGTCAGTTACAAACGGCCTCACAACATCATGGAATAGGATATTATAATCAGGATTATTTCTGTAATAAAGAATAGCTTTAAGGCTTGAAAGGTTCCTGGTTTTACCGCCCTTTAAAACCTTTTTAACCTTTGTAAAATTGTTTGCTTCGATTATTTTCTCAGATTCTTTTATATAACCGGGATGCATAACCACAACAATCTCATTGATCAATTCATTGTTTTGAAAAACCTCTAAAGTATGTTCTAATATTGTTTTGCCAGCTATTCTAATAAACTGTTTTGGTATATCGGAATTTAACCTATATCCATTACCACCGGCAAGTATTACGGCTATATTCATTTTGTCAAAAATTCGTGAATTCTTTTGCAGTTATTTTGATCGTGATATAAATAAAAATTATCAATCATTTTTTTATTATTCATTATTCGATATTCCAAATATAATGAAATACTATCAATTAAATCAAATTGATTTTTTATACACCACTCGGTAAAATTTTTATAGTCAAATAATAATCCTTTAGATTTTTGATACTTTTCGAGATCATAAGGAATAAATATAATAGGCTTATTAAATGGCAGAAAATCAAAAAATACTCCAGAATAATCAGTTATCAAAATGTTAACAAAAGGTAATAATTCAACAATATCAGGGAAAACAGATTGATCAGCAAGTATTATTCTTTCACTTAAAAACGGCTTTACATTATTAATTTCTTCTTTGTGGCATCGGAGTAAAATAACCGCATCCTGTTCATTTAAAAAATCATTAATACACTTCAGGTTAAAATCATCAAATGGGAAAAACTTAGTTCCATAATTGCGCCATGTCGGAGCATAAAGGATTACTTTTTTATTCAGATAATCATATTTACTTTTGGGCTTTGGCCTGTGTGTTGCTTTAAAAATAACATCATTGCGTGGAGAACCTGTTATTAAAATATTATCAAATGAAATATCAAAAGCTGATTTTAAAATGAACTTCTCGATTGTACTGCTGCAAGTACAATAAGTATATTTCTGTAATAACTTCGATTTAAACCAGATATTAAATTGTTTTGTAAGTTTTCCTATGCGTTTCATTGGTATCCCATGCCCTAAATACACAATGTTTTTCTGTTTTGAGTTTAAAAAATATGGAAAGAACTCGGTTTTACTTGTGCCATAAGAAATGATAATTGTTTTTGACCTTAAAAATATTAATAAACCTTTGAACGATAAGTAATAATATGCTTTGCCTGGATATGTTTGTTTCATTTTCAGGTATAAGGATTTATTTTTTAGCAGTAAAATTGAATTTGTATCATTTTCATTAATCATATATTTAAAAAGATAACGGGAATTATCATAAAATACGGCTTCAGTATGAAAAAATAGAATGATATTTTTATCCTTTCTCACAAAATTTAGCAGGGTAAAAAGTATATTTTGCAGGGGTGAAACTATCAATACCGTTAATATTTTTTTGATACTCATAATGGAAATTTTTTATCGTTTTCAAGTTCTATTATCCTGTTTTCAAGTTCGTTTATTTTGGCAATCAAAATGTCTGTGATAATATTCACATCATTTTTCATTCCGTTTTTTCCGTTTAATTCCTTAGCTTTTAAAATAGCTTTTTCAAGTTCTTTGAAGTCCATAATTTTAGTATTAGTTTTTCAATCAAATGATAAATTCCCATAAATGAAATAAGCAAAATAACCAGACCAAAGAAAAATATTGGCACAATCCAACAATTCCAAAGAATCCAAAATTTAGAAACCTTTGACCATTCGGTGTAACGAATTCCATTGTTAATCATAGCTTATCAATATTTAATCGAATGTGACGTATGTTTTCTTTCATTTCCCTTATTGCCGGATTTGTTTCGCTCAAATGGTTTTGCTCGTTTTCCTTAATTTTTAGCCGGGTGTCAACCCATCCAATGAAACCCAGGACCAGAATATACAGGACAAACCAGAAAGGGATATAATACCAAGCCAAATAAGCAGACCAATTGAAATACTTTGCAGCTGCCAAAACGACAATAAACAGTTGTATTTTTGAAGCATAGCTTTGCGCCCGGTCTGCATAGACTTTGAAGCGGGCTAAGGTTTTAGAAAGGTTTTTCATACTGCTAAATTAAGTTAATTATCAATTCGTTATTAAAATAATTTTATGATATTCGTCAGGTTTTTTTATGAAACAAATCATAAATATTTAATTTCCATTGTCATTTTAAAAGTTAAACCACAATCTTCCTTTTTTGGAAAATCATTAGTTGTAAAAAAACGAACTAAAAGTAAACCTAAATCTGAACCATCATTCCAAAACCAACTTTCACAATCATTAACATTTACGCATTTAATTCTCGGGAATTTCTTTTGCAGTTCATCTTCTAAATCAAAAAAATTTAATCCAACTCTTTCAAAAACTCTTTCAGTTATTACTCTTTTCTTTTCATCGAGTAAATTCATAGTTAATTTATTTATTGCTTCATACAAATGATCATGCATATTTTCCATATCTTTAAATTTAAACGTTAAATAAGGCCATTCTTTCCACTATCTTATTATCAATACTACATTGTACTTGTTTTTTGATTTGGATGCGAGAAAACCCACTTTCCCGAAGCGTACGATAACAATTTACGTTATTTTGAAACCTGCTTTTCTGATTGGTGAGTATTTTATGAATATTATTAAAGATAGTTCGATACTCTGATTCTGTATTAAAATAATCATCAAACATTTTTAAACCCCTTAACACGGTTGCATGATCCCGGTTTACTTCTCGCCCTATTTCATAAAGGCTTTTCTTTGTTAATAGTTTGGCAAATTTATAATAAAATTGCCGGGCTGTAATGTTTTCTCTTTTTCTGGTTTCATAATCAGGGAGTAACATCAACTCATCCCAAATAATATTTTTTATTTCGTATAGTTCCATTTTAGTTTAGATTTACATTAAAGTTAAAATTATGATATTCATAATAATAAACCACATTCCATGTAATAGTGTCGTTGACTGTCATCATTATAAATTGGGTGCCTGGGTACATGGGTTTATTTTAAAAATTCTTTTATTCTTTCAGCTATTGGCATTAGTCTGTTATTTTTCGAATCATCCAAACCACGTTTTAATTTCTTTGCTGATTCAAAACAAATCTTTTCAATTCGTTCATACATTCCTTCCGGCATGGCAATAATCTTTATTTTACCAGACTTTATATCTTCATCCCGTTTATTCATCTTTTCAATAAATTCATTCTGGCTTTTATTCTCATATTCCCGAAATCCATTTTTTAAATACTGAATGATAAACATGGCATTTATTGAAATCCTTTGAGTTTTTTGATCATAATTTAAGGCGAAGTTTTTTAACAGGCTTTCAAAAACAATAAATGGAACCCGGTTAAGCGGTTTGTTTTCTGCCAGTAAATCTGTGATGCGTTCTGACATTTTTACAATCCTTTCACACGAATAATTTTGATCAGTATCTTCGCAAATAATAGTGATATAATGCTGAAGGCAATCAAAAATATTCTGGTTTGAATATTCCCGTATTTTTTTAAGTTCTTCCATTTTGATTATATTTTGAAGGTATCTTTTTCATTTCTGCAATTCTTTCTTCAATAGATAATATTTTTTCCTTTGCCGGTTCGAAGGTTTGTTGACACCAAATCCCGGACCATGGAATATCATCTTTTGGCGATCCCATCCATTTATAAATTCCATGTAAAAATTTTCCATCTGGTTTTAATTTTTTATAAGCATCAAACTGTTTTTTTAAATAGTCAGTTTGGTTTCTTTCCTGCATTACACTTACAAATGATTGAATATCAATAAAGGTTTTATAATTATTTAATTCATTGACTCTAAAAAATGAATGCATTTCTTTTATTATATTTAAACTTAATTGAGAAAATTCAAACGGATATTCTTTTTCTTCTTTTTCTTCTTTATTATTCTTTTCATTCTTGTTTGTTGTTAGTTGTTTGTTAGTCGTTTGTTGATCGCTTGTTAGTTGTTTGTTAGATTGTTTGTTAGTCGTTTGTTGGTATTCCTGGTAATCATCATATTTTAAAATAGTTATAATACTATATTGGTTTGTTGTTTGTATGTTGATTTCTCCGGTTTTTTCCAATCTCTTTAAACAAGTTCTCAAAGTCTGAAAACTTATTTTTGTTTTTTGATTGAGTGAATTTAATCCGGTTAAAATTTGACCACGTTCAATAATTACACCTCTCCATTCTCCTTTTTCATGGTTTGCATTTATTAAAAGATGTATAAAAAGATGTACCATTTCACTTATATTATACCATTCCCAATCAGAAAACTTGCGATATAATTTTATCCATCCATCATTCATAACAAAAAGATAAGCCCTAATAGGCAAAGAAAAACCCTGAGCGTACAGCCACGTGAAACTCAGGGTAATCTTCGCCCAAAAGGGCTATTTTATTAACTAAAAAAGTCGAATTATTCATCTTGGCTATACTTTAATTCAATGCAAATATAACATTTTATTCCTTATCCTGAAATATTTTAGTGTAAAAAAGTGTATAAAAATGATACATTAATCATTAGTTTTAAATCGGTTCCTGTTGATGAATTTAGGAACTGAGTAAATAATAGGAATACTCATTTGATCTTTCAGTTTCTTATTACATTCTATTTTGTAATATTTATAATTAATTTCCCTGGTTAATCTTTCCATTTCTTCCAGGTTTGGATTGCTATTTCTTTGCTTTTCAAGTTCCTTTATTTCTTCCAGAAGTTGTTTGTTTTCAGACTTCGAAAGGTCTGGCACCCGTGCATGGGATTTGTGAGTGTTTTTCATGATTCCTTTATTTTAGTTTCAATTAAATCAGTTTCGAAAGGTGTCAAACCCTCGGTAATATCCTTATTACCTTTATACACGCTGTATTCATAACTCATTAACTCTAAACCAGATTCATTGTCTGAATAGACTTTTAACCAGTCAACCTCGACTTCGAAGTCACTAATTATGGTTTTAAAAAATCCAAATTTGTTCATAATGATAATGAATAAATGAGTAAACTTATTTGATTTGTACAATGCAGGTTTTGATTTTCGACATAATCCCGGCATTCTTTCACCATTTTAGCAGGGTTTTTAATCCTTTTTTGGTATTCTAAAATTTTATCATAAACCTTAATTTTCTGGCTATGATATTCGATCTGTTCTTTAATGAAGTTTTCCATTTTTAGTTATGTTTTATTTTATTGTATGTAAAAATTCTCTATTGTTATCAATGAATAAAATTTGATCATTTGTTAAATTTTTAGCAATTTTTAAATAATCATTTGACATCATCGCATATTCCGGCAGGTGTTCAACAAAAAATATAATGCTGCCATTTCCTGATTTTGTTAAAACATTATTAGAAAGCCCATTTGAAATTTGACGGGAGTATTCAAACCAGGAGTATTTTGTTTTTTGGCTTAATTCCATAACCCTTTTTATTTCGCTCCAGTTTCTTTTTATAATTGCTATCATTTTAGTTAGGTTTTGTTTCATCAAATATAATCCGGTTTATTGGATAAATTACTGACTTTTGTCATGTTTTTAAAGATTATTAACAATAGTTTGACAGGTAATTTTATGATGTAGGTCAGGTTTTAACCACTTTTAAAACACCTACTTGTACAAGATAATCAACACACTCCAAAAGGTCTTTTTTTGTTTCATTATCTTTAAATAAGGCTATTCCCGTATTTGAATAATAGTTTTTATCACCTCTAATAAAAACCTTTGTAGGGGTCTTTACCATTGCCAGACGGTCAGGGAGTTTGGATAGTTCAGTCATAATACAATCGGTTTAATTTTTTCAACAAGTTCGTTATATTCGATAATCAAATCCAATGGTAATTTTTTACATGAATTAAACTTGTTAGATAATTCAACATTTAAATCATTCCATCTTTTCAATTCCCAATCTTCACGGGAAAGAAAACCGGGATTTTCCCGGCTTTGGTTTGGATTATTCATAATTTGTATTTTAAAATAGTCTGTGAACTTTTTGCAGGCGGGAATACTTCCCAGGATTCACCTGTATTGGAATTGACCATGATAAAACCCGGGCTAATTGCTTTCAATAAATCTTTGCGCTTTTTAATTTCAGCCTGGAGTTCTTCGTCCTGTTTTAAAAGGTCACTCAAAACAATATCATTACAGACAGAAAAGTCATATTTTACCCCGGCTTCGCTAATTTCACATTTGGCACCGGAATAATCAAAGGACTTTGCACCGTATTTTTCAGCTTCTCTTAAAACGGCTGCTTTTACCTGGTCATTCTTCCTGATCCCGTCCAAAGTCGTTTCAATACATTTCAATTGAAAATCGACCTTTAAAGGGTTTACTTCGCCTGATGTAATACTTTCTATTACTTTGTTCACAAACGATGAAATTTCAGCCTTATTTGAAGGCATCAGGGCAAGTACTGAGTTAGTTGTTTCCATGTTATTTTTTAATTAGGTTAGTTAGTTCCTCGAAGTTTACTTTTGATACTTTGAATTTGGTTTTCACCTTATCAATATTTCCGCCTTCACGAATGAATTTACAAACATTTTCCCATTCCTGGCTTATTTCTTCAGTCTTTCCAACAAACTTATTTAACCAGGGTAAATCATTTGTTTCTGGTTTCTTTTCCGGTTTGGGTTCGGGTTTAGGCTGCAAAGGTTCGGGAGTTACTGCATCCGGATCTTTGTCTTCTTTGGTTGGTATTAAAAAAGCCTGTAATAAAGCATATTTTAAACCGATTGACATTGCCTTGTTAGTTGCTTTGTCGCCTGAGTCCATAGCTTCACCGATCACAATCATATCAATACTGGATCCGTCAATAGTCCAAAGGGTAAATTTACATTTTGCTAAAACATGATTCATTACACCGCCTGACTTTGTTGTTTTTTCAACGGTTGAATGTTCCAAAATTTCAGTAGTAATAAATACCTGGTTAATGGCAAAAATTGAATGCAGTTCATTTATTACATCATCAATACCTCGGAAATTAAAACCCTGCTGAAGGTTCTTTTTGTCTTTTTCAATGGCTGTAATACTTTGCATTATTGCAACCATTTTTTCATAAATCAATTTAGTTTCCATAGTTAGTCAAGTTTAGTTTTATAATGTTCGATTATTCGATTCATTTCGTGAGCGTAAAAAGATTTGAAGTCTGTAAATCCCTGGTTATTTTTCTGGAATAAAACATATAAAACCGATCTTAATCTTTGGCTGTCAGTCTTTTTACTGTCTTCAAAGTCAGTATTCACATTTTCAAGTATATCCTTTTCAGTCGTTTTAAAATCATTTATTTTGAATGCCACAAAACAAAAGGATTGGTTAAGGGAAAATACATCCATTGACTGCGCAGGGCTTAATTCCTGCGTGCCAATCCTAATGGATAAGGTGCGATCTTTGCGGGTCGCAATGCCTTCAATAAGGCCGGGAATGATTACCATAATTCAAAATTTAGTTTATTTTATTAATTGATAAAAATACGTTGTTTTTCCTTTTTCTATCAAACGAAATGAAAATGAAGTTTCGCTCTCATAAATCTCAGATACTTTTATTTTGTCGTATCCCTCAAATTTCTTTGATAAAACTATATTTCTATTATTTAAGTCCTTTAAAGAATTGCAGTTAATAATTTTCATTTCATTGAGTATTAATTACAATCAAAGTTAAAAATTAAAGTAATTGTTTTAAAAAACCTACCCAGGATTTGAGCAGGTTTTTTTATGAGATTTGTCATATTACATTCAATCTTTTTGCACCTTTATAAGTCAACCAAAATGATACTAACCCGGCTCCAAATCTCGGTGTCATATCAATTCTTACTTTATGATTGTACTCATTAACTTTTTTAATTTTCCAATCTTCATTTTTGGCTTGGGTGTAAGTTCTCGGTTTCATTTTAGTTAGGTTTTAGTTTTTATAATGATACAAAGTTGATTGCTGCAAAGTGTTGTTCTGACATATTTTTTAAGAATAACCACATTGGAATTGTGTTATCTTTTACCATTGATTTTGGGACCCAAATGTTAACAGCTCTAAAATAACCAGAATTACCATTTAAAACCATATATTCGCCTTTATCAGAAATAACATAACCAGTAGTTATTAAAATAGCTTTTTCGGTTTCTCTTTCTATTTTCTTGATTGTGTAGGCTTCGTTTGACATGGTTTCTTATGTTTTAATTGGTCCGTTTCGATGATTAAAGGTAGTTATAAATCTTGGATTTGATACCATGAAAACGCTGTATTCTGTCATGTTTTAAACACTACCTTGACATATTGGAATATGAGATAGATCATGTTTTGGTATGATTAAACAACCTTCGTAAAACATAACCCCTTATAATTGATGCAATTGTAAATATAAAGGTAATGATCAAATTCTGATGAAATGAAACAGGAATACCCATAACCGGGTAAATGATAAGCTGAATTAACAGGCTTACCAGGAACCCGGCTAAGGTATTTGTGATGCTTTCGAGTAGGGAGTGGCGCTTAGATTGCATATTAAAAAAGAGTTAGTTGTCCTTTTTCTTCATAGGCTGCATTATGGTTTCTTTTATTGATCTCAAAGTAACTTTCTTTTAACTCAATAGAAATACTTTTACGCCCCATTTTTAAAGCCTGGTAACCCTCTGATCCAATACCTCCAAATGGACTTAAAACAGTTTCTCCGGTATTAGAATAAAGTAAAATTATCCTTTCAATAACTTGCAGTTGAAGTGGGCATATATGTTTTTCATCATTTTGACCTTTGGCGTTCATCCATTGCAGGGTATTAGTACTATCAATATCCATCCAAATTGGGGATGCATACCTTTGCCAAACCTGATGCGAGTATTGTTCTAATCTTGAATATTTACTTTCAGGATCAAAGCCCCAAAACTCATTAAATCCCTCCTCGCTTTTTGGGAATGTATCAAATTCATGCATCGGAATATAATGAGTAAATCGTATATCATCCAATTGAATTGGAATTTGATTTTCTTCTTTGGTTTTAAAACAAAGTACCTTATCAGGAATACCACATCTAATAATACTCATATCCTTTGTAACTTGCTTATGGGCTAATCCTATTGTTTTAGTTCTTACGGCTGCCAATAATGGATCTTTCCAGATAGTAAATTCAGAATGCAAAAACATATCGAATTCCTCAAACATATTAGCAATCATATCTGGAAATCTTTTAAAACCGATATATCCATCCCGGCTTTTTAAAGTAGGCAAGTTCATGCAATGTACTGCAATTATTCGCCCTGGTTTTATTACCCTTTTCAATTCAGCAACTAAATATCTGAACTGAGCGACAAATTGATCGTAATCAACTACATTGCCCATATCTTCAATATGGTTTGAATAGGTATAGAGGTCTGCAAATGGAGGACTAAACATGATTAAATCTACTGATTTATCACTCACTTCTTTTATCCTTTGTACGCAGTCACCACGCATAAGCCAGTATTTGTCATTTTTGGCATCTATTGATTTTTCCATTGATGTAGTTATTTGATTGTTAATATTTTTAGTTACTGCCTTAGTCATTAACTTTTGCATTGTAGTAAAAGAAATATGCTTATCCCTTTGAATTTTTATTACATTAATCATTCTGTCAGTTGAAATCATATAACAAGTTACTACTTTAGTTTGCCCATATCTCCATGATCTACGAATAGCCTGGTAGCTTTGTTCAAAACTGAAATCAATAGAATTAAAAATCTGATAGGCACAATTCTGAAAATTTAATCCCATCCCTGCAATGGATTGTTTTGATATTAAAATCTGATATTTTCCATGAGCAAAATCAAGTAAATCAGTTTCCTTTTTTTCAGGTGAATCCGAACCTTGTACATTTCTGCAATCAATACCGAGTGATATTAATTTTTTATAAATGTTTTTTGCTTCTTCATTTTGTTTTGTCCATACTATTATTTGTTCATCTTTTGGCAGTCCGGTTATAATCTGGATTGTTTCATTTATTCTTTGTTTTTCAGTATCTCGCAAACTTTGATTATAATCAGTTGCATTAACCGCTAAACCTGCGAATAATTGACCTTCAGGCAAAGGAGTTGATACTTGCCTTTCGATTATTTTTAATTCTGGCAAATCAAATCCGGGCATATCAAAACCTATATCTTTTGGATGAGAATACATAATAGCCCATGATGAAACAAACTCATAAAATTTATCTACTGCATGACCTTTTAAACGCCATTGCTGCGTTTCATTCGTGTCATGTACAAAGAACATTGCAAGCATTTCATTAAAGGTCATCACATCAAGGAACTGACTATGGTTTCCTAATTCCATTGGATCATTTGGGCTTGGAGTAGCTGAAAAACAAAATTTATAAGGAATATTTTTAAATTTCTCCATTAATAAATTCCTGTATTTCCCTGATTCATTTTTTAAAATACTACTTTCATCAAGGCATATACAACAAAATTGATCTTCTTTTACGTGTTCCAATTGTTCATAATTGGTAATGTAAATACCAGCCCCAAATACATCGCTTTTAAGCCGTTCAACTTTGGTGTTAAACTTTATACCTTGCTCAATAGTTTGCCCTGATACCGCCAAAGGAGAAAGGATTAATGCGGGTTTATTGAATCGAGTTGTTATTTGGTTCGCAATTTCTAATTGCATCGGAGTTTTACCCTGGCCTGTATCTGCGAAAATTGCATATTTCCCGGCTCTTAAGGCTCTTTTAACAGTAAACTTTTGAAATTCAAATAACATAGGATTTAATTGATTCATGTCAATATCAAATCCTGATTGAATAACTGTCTTTTCTTTTTGCTTTAAAAATTCCAAATAATCCATAATATCAAAGTTTAGTTTATGTAAAAGTATATCAAATATCAATATGAATTTTAAAAAATACGCTGTAATTGGTCATAAAATTTTATGAGATTTATCATAAAAAAAGCCCGGTTGACAAGACCGGGCAAACTAAACCTAACTTTTAATTATGAAA